CTCGGAACGGCTTTCGGCTGTGGAAACCCCTCGCAACCAGATACTCTGGGCCCTTGGAAACCAAGGAACCCAGACGTACCCGGAGCGAGCAGGGAACCGCCAGCCCTCTCCCCGTGTAGCCCAGACCCCCAATGCACGCCGGAAGGCGAAGCCGAGGGTCACGGGCACACCACGGGAAGAGTGTCTTCATAACCCTCTCCTGTCTCTTGAGGTACCGCCGCCCGGTCCTGCGCTCAGCAGAGACCGGCGCCCGCAGGCCCGGAGGCGGACAAGGAGGGGGGAAGAAGACAACCGTTCCATACTTCGTGTCCTTTCGTGGCCAAGCCGCGGCCTCACACATCGTCCAACTGGACGTCGATGTGAAGGTCTTGGATCGGTTCACACTGGCACCGACGGCGGCGATACCGAGTTGGTACTCCTCAAACTCGTAAGAGTTGAGAGAGCGGCCAACCGCATCGTCACCGTGATGCCGAGCCGAGGAGAACGCGCTGGTTGCCCAGTCGTTCACCCAGGAAAGGACCACGAAGCTGAGAGGAGTGCCCATCGGCGACCCCCTCCTGGCGTACCACTCACCCGCGTGTTCAGAGAACCAGCGAGTGAGCGGTCCGCCTACACCGAGTCCTCTCTTTGCCAAAGGTACATCCGTTGGACGGATGCACCCCGAAGCGGAGAGGCCGTTGATAACTTCCTCGACGACCGCGTGGGAGAGTCCATCAGTCGCAGCCGAAAGGTCGAGACTGAAGAACTCCGCACCCCGCCGCGGTCCGAGACCGTGTGGTTGCACGAGCTGGTCCGCCGGCGGGACCCAATGATTCCTAGGAAGCATTGGGCACGACCGACGGATCCAATCCCCTTCGATGAAGGTCAGTGCGTCAGGTACGCCGACGACACGAACTTTCATCCCCGGGGACGCCAGCCCCTCCATCCTAGACCGGGCACCGATTCCACGAAGGAAACGATGCCGGCGCAGGGCGAGGAGGCCAGCCGCTCGATAGGCCACACGGATGTCCGAGGTGATTGGCCCGGTCTCCGGTGCAATGACGATCGCGGACGCTTCCAAACAGAAGCGACCCAGCGAGTCATTGCCGTACCTCCGGAGATCGGCGCGTCTGAGCCGGCGTTCCACAACATCCGAGACCACAGGGTCTGGATGGGAACCCGCCTCACACGCGCAACCCACCTCGTACAAGAAGCCATCAACACCGCCTCGAGTGGCAGGCCACTCGAAGCAACTCGAAGTACTGGAGGGGAAAGATCTTGGGTTACGGGCTCTGCGGGACAGAGCCCGGGATCCATCGGCCACGTGCCGACGAATCCTGCCCAAGATCTCTGCCGATGTGGGAATCTCTCGTTTCGACACTTCGGCCGCCGCGATACAAGCCGCGCGAACCGCCCTAGGGCGAGGTCGCGGGAGTGCACGCGTAAGGCGGCTGAAGGCGAAACCGTCGGTCGGCCGCTGCCCTCCCAAGCGAACCAGGCAATTCACGACATCCTTACGGATGCGCGGGTATGCCGGTCGCGGGGAAGAGAGCGCGCCCGCCCGAACGCAGTGCGCGAGTGTCTTCAACTCCTTGGCAACGAACTCCCACCCACGAGTGGGGAGAGTTCGAACAACCCAGGAGTGAAGCCACCAACTGCACCGGAGAGAATCCCAGCCAGCATGGACAAGACCGGACCAGCAAGCTGTCCAAACTTGCTGGTTCGAGGACATATCGCCTCCGCGGTGTCGGTTCGACGCAGCTTCTATAGCACAGGTTAAACAACCTGTGCGACAGGAGGTGCGACGAGACGGCTCCGTGGGACGGCTCTTTACAAGAGATGGAAGTCTCTTGTAGGTGTTCCG